CCCATGCCACCGTAAAGCGGAGCGAAGGTGTTCCCGGTGACCGTGATTACGTTCCCCTGCCGCATTACCCAAGTCTGATTGTCTGTACGAGGACACCATACGTCTTCTACCGTTCGATTATGTATCTCGAACCTCTGGGCGGTGACATGTGCTTTCTTCCTCTCCGTTACGATCTCATGAGTGTACCCATTGGGGCTGCATAAAGGGTCTCTGCGCGTGATACGGCTGTCTGAACCATTCATATGAAGAGCAAGACGCAGTGCGTCCATAAGGATACCCGCATTCTGTGAGAACCTCCTCTCGCCGTGATTTCTCGGGGTACCTTCTGCAGCGTAAAATACATCTATAAACGCCTGTCTCTGCGCTGGACCCATACGAGTTACGAAAGCCACCCAATCTGGGGCATCTTTATTCAGGCCAGACTTTTCCCAGAGAGAACGAAAATACTTAGAAGGCAGGTACCACCGTTTTGTGCCACTTTCATCCACCTTAACTGTGACACCATCTACGCCTTCCAATAACCTAGAGATAGACGAACATTGCTCTTCCTTTTTCTGGATGATGAACGCAGTACATCCATGACGACGTCCGCCTGCCCTAGACGGCCCATCAGGCAGTTGGCTGAACCTGTATGTTCCATCAGTAACAATCCAAGTCAGTATAGATACCTCATTAGCGGTAAGTCCGCTTTCATCAATACCGTCAAAGGGGGCGGCAGTAATGATATTATGCTCGGACGTGATCTCTTCGGTAGTGAAGACACACGGCTTATTGTACCGTACACCTCCAGAACCCTCGGCCCGCCGCCAGCCATACCAGCGATGGTTTGGGGTCGCTCTAACCCGCCAGTGAGAGTGTCCAAACTCCGTAACTTCAACGTCCTCAAACTTCACTTTTTCCAGAGCAGGCTGCCACTCCATGATGCCTAGATCACTATTGTAGGTCATGACATCTTCCCCTACTTCCAACTGGTCATGGGTCTTCCACCCAGAACGAGTTAAGATTTCACTGTCCATAGGAACACAATACGCCTTGCTATTCTGGCGCATGTCTTTTGTGATATCCTCCAACGCCTTTTCGAAGATGATCATGGCCGTTTGTTTGTGCGTGTCCTTCCCGTTGAAAATGTCCGATATAATTTGGGGGTCTTGAGACAATTCCCCTGCCGTGCGGAATTCCAAACCAGAGAAGTCAGCTTCAAGAACGAGACCACCCTCAAAACGACTACGCACAGCATCACGGACAGGAAATTTACCGCCCTTAGGCTGGTTCTGAAAGTTGGGCTTTGAGGACGAAAGACGCCCTGTCGCAGCGATAGTCTGGTTAAAGTTTGGATGTAGTAGCCCTGTAGGACGGAGCCAGTTTAAGATGCCATCCACAAACGAGCTAATGTAGGTGGAGATAGCGTTCAAACGCATCATCTTTGTGAGAAACTCTACCGCCAACAGGTTGTCTTTTTGCTCTGCCTTGTAGACAAGCTTTTTCAGGGTCTCTTTGTCTGTTTTGAAGCCCCCCACAGCTGCATCTTTAGGACCGTCTGGGGAAAGGCGAAGACCCGCCGTTTTACCTGTATCCACATACAAGGCCCCTGCACCAACACAAGATGGGCAGATGTTAAGAGACTTGTAGGGTGTACCGTCTTTCTTGCGTTTCCGGATCTTACCTGACCCCTTACATTCTGGGCAGCACTTAGCCATAGTCTTACGTGCTACTACTGTGGTGGCCCTGACTGCCCCTGCAAATCTGGTAGCAGACATGCGAGGTGCATATTTAGGCTTACCATTTGGACCCATGCCAAGATTGAACACCTCTTTGTGTAGCTTTTTGTCCTTCACCTTTCGGCTGTAGATCACGGCAGACAGATCATCCCCAGATGCGAGATTTATCGGGGTATCTCCCATAACCTCTTCAACAATCTCGTACAGACGTTTCTCAATCTCCTCTTTCTCTTGACGAAACTGGATACCAACATCAGTCAAGATTTCCCGGTCCACCCGGATACCATTACCTTCGATTTCCGACACAAAGATCAGCATGTCGTTCATGAGGTCAATTGGGCCACGTAGACTAATATTCTCGGCCTTGTGCAGGTCGATCAGCTGGTCAAGCAACACCTCGGCACAAGACAAGACATCAGCCTCGGCGTACTCACCAACAACGTCTTTAGGCATTTCCTCAAAGCCCATCTTCTGTTTCTTAAACATGTCGTCAATCAGGTCGCCTTTCTTGGCATAACACTTACGGCGAGAGGCAGTATCAGACAGCTTCAACGAGACGTTTTGGCCCCGCGCAAAGATGTACTCACCTATCATGGTACAGTAGACCAGCTCAGGCACAGAAAAGCCTGTGTGAACAAGCCATTCGTAGTCAAACTTCGCGTTATGTGCGACAAACATATCCACCCCTTCTAAGGCCATCTTAAGAGCCTCAGGCGTATCAGGGCGTGATACATCACTATGGTAGTACCATGAGGTACTTACGAGGTCTCCTGTAGGCTTTGCCTCAATGTCCGACTTGAGAGTGGCCTTGGCAGACTTCAATTGCGCCAAATCAGATGGGTTCAGCTGCAATTTGATCCAGTGGCCTGATACAAGTCGGTTCTTAGGATGGTACGGCGATGGGTCACGATGTTTGCCCAACTCTGTTGTTGTGGTCTCCGCATCAAACACCATAACCGTGAGCATGCGGTCTTCAAACCGGGATACATCCAGCATTAATTTGCCTTCCTATTTGTCAGAAAAGCCCATAGGTTTTCAGGTGTTGCTAGGAGTTTTTGAGGTGCTGCGATAGCCTTCCGACCATTACCTGTATCCAGAACCTCACAAACCTGTTCAAAACGGTCTCGGCCTATCCACCCAGCAATCCGGAGGGTATCGCTATCAACAGATCCCGTCACAAAGACAGCAATATCTGCCCGGAAAGCGTCTATCTTCTTGAAGATCAGCTGCCCATCCCGATGAAATGACGCCTTAACGTCAATACCCAGATCGCCAGAGAACATATCAACTCCAGCATCGATCCCAAGGGCGTACGGGTTGAAGTTGAGATTGTAGGCCTTTGCAACAGCCATTTCCGCCTTGATACCAAGAAGGTCCACGTCACGATCATCCCGAAGATCATCACGGCGCTGGTTAGTCACCCCAGACAGTCTGGCCATCTGCCATCGCAAGGACGAAGCCTGATCGCAGTCATACAATTCTTCACGCGAAAGTTTTACAAGAACGTCCATTACACCCACCCCGTAGAGCCGCTGCGAACCTGTGACGTCAGTCGTAGTATCTGGTCTTCCAAGTCTTCAATTATGGTCTCCTGTTCTGTGACCACAGACGACATGCGATTTACCTCGTCTAGGATCATGTGGCAGCGGGCCTGTTCGTCTCTCAGACAATGCATAAGTTCTTTGTTGTTCCTCATTTCAACTTGAAGCAGCATCTCAGCCCGGTAGTATTTTGGGGCGACGTACTTAATGATGAAGTCGATCATCTTTTTCATGGTATTTCCTTTGGTCTGTTAGGGTTATGCGACGTAACGTGAAATCTCAGGCTGGATCTGGCACAAAATAGTGCCATGCCATCCACTGAGTTTGTTCTTAGAGACAGTGAGGTATCGGACGGTACTCTCGTCATCCTGATCCTTCCCGATACCGATAATGAGATCCGCCTCTGCGGCCTTACCAATTCGGGAACCTTCCATCATGTTGAAGTCTAGGCGGGTACGTCCTGAGGCTTGGTCGGATGCCTGTGATACCCCTAGAAAGGCGCAGTTATGCCGCTTGGCCATTTCCCGGGCTTGTCGGTATAGCTCCCGAAGTCGCTCATGGCCTTTTTCATACTTTGCATCCAGAGATACCTTGTCCAGCTGATCCACAATCACGACGTCTGGCTGGACCTTCTTAATGTATGCATCCAGCTTGTTCATGTCCCAATCTTGGATATCCTTGAACACAAGCTTGTCTCGGGTCTTCCCTTTGTAGATCGCCACAGCAGCCTCAATATCGTCTTTGATCTGCTCTCCGGTGAAGCCTGTTACAGACTGATATGCCCGTACTACTGTGCGTTTGGTGCTTTCCTCGTTACCCAAGATCAAGACCTTCTTACCCTGATCTACAAAGCCCTGCGGACCACAGGTAATGGACACAATAAAGGCTGTTTTCCCGGTCTCTGGTGTTGCGAAGATCACCCCAAATTCCTGTGGGCCGATACCATACACCTTACGTGCCAAGGTCTCGATATTGAATTTGAAACGGTGGTCGTCCCCCATCAGGTCAATGAGGTCTTCCAATTCCTGTGAGGTTTCTTCACCAAAGTCGTCTCCGACAAAACCATCACCAATATGTTCAAGCATATCGCGCAGCTGGGGTACGAGGTGATCTGCACCCTCAGATATCTCCAGCCCCATAGTGGCAATGCGCTTGCCTGTATCCCTACGCCACAACTCCACAATGGTGTCGGGTACAATGGCCGGGGAAAGGGTCTCTGCAGCGTCTATGTCTTCCAGCAACTCCCGGAAGTCATTCATCTGGGCGGGTGTAGCTACGGGGTTCGAAGCCTTCCACAAGGCCATTATATCTCTTGTGGTTAGGTCCGTCTCATACTTGTCATGGGCGTGTGACAGAACGTCATACACCTCCCGTACATCTTCTGAGAAAAGGCTGGCACGAAGCCTGTCTTTACTTTCTTCATACGCCGCGTGGGAGAGCAAGCTCTTCACCATGGATGTGTCTATCATCGTTCACCTCTAAGGTATCTCTTGAGGTAATAGTAGTAACACTAGCGCAGACAAAAAGAAAGCCCCTGACTTTCATCAGAGGCTAAAAAATACATGTAGGTGATATTAGGACGTTCTGAATTTCATAGCCCGCAAGTCTGGGCGTTTATCCCCTCGTCTCTCTTTGATCTCACAGTCACCATACACCGCACGAGGATTCCCATGCATCAGGTCTCTCAGCGCGGTCTTAAGCTTATCATGTTCCGCAGCAATCTCTGAGAGACTGCCGGGAAACTCGTAGTCGATTACAATTACACCTCGGGCTTTCATAGTATACTCTCCAATTCTTCCTTTGTTAGGTACTTGAGGTCTCTCTCAAGAAAAACCACCTTCGTTGGTACTCTTCCTTGTAGCTTACCTTGAAGCTTAAGAGACGTCTTTGAAGCATCTTTGTCTAGTGCTATCAGGATCTGATCAAACCCCCTAAGCTGTCTCTTAGCTAATGTAGTAACATGAGTCCCTAACAAAGCGCAACCTGAACAATATGGCAACATTGCTACCGCGCAAGCAGAAGCCGCGTCCTCTACTACTACCCCTATAGAACCACTACCCACCTGTAGTAGTCCTTCTGGGCTTCCGTACACTTTCCACTTTGGTTTCCTCCGATCTAATGCTCTACCAACCGCACTTAGCCCATCCGGTAAGAAAAACAACACTCGATTTTCAGCAGGCGCATACTTGACCTTAACCAAGCCGTTCTCCACAGCGTAAAGAGAATTGTTTTGTTCCAGATACCGCACAGCTGGGTCATGATTGGAGACATTAGTCATGTGCTGGGGGATGGGTGTGTTTCGGCTGGTATCCTTTTCAAGATCTTTAGCAGCCAACCTGTCCCGAATTGTGGATGCCGACATTTCAGTGTCGATAACCCCTTTAGTAGGGCAGGATGCCTTGTAGCAATTCCAGAATACCTTCCCTGCCATCCTGTTAGCAGTAAACGTGTTTGTACCACCACAGAAAGGGCAGGATATACGCCGGGTCTCCCGCTCTTTAAGGCGAAGCTCTTCTGTGAAATTCTTCTGCTCAAGGAATGTCGCCATGCGTTGCCACCAGATGTATAAGGAAGTCTAACTAAGTATAAGTCTAGGAGTTAGACTTGTTTGGGTCAGTCGCATTCCACCGCAGTATTCAATATGTACGCAATGACAAAATACAGAACGCAAAAAACGGCAGCGTTGACAATAATTGAGAGGATTATGTCTAGGGCGCGACTATTTAGCAGTATCATTCGTCAGTCTCCTTTTATGCCCCTAAGTATCACCTTAGCAGTTACCCTGTCAATAACCTAGTGGAGGTGAAACCCACAAAGATCCATCACGTAACCCACTGTAATATTTAAATATGTGCTTAACGCTTTGGTTGCGGGTTCAAGTCCTGCCGGGCCTACCATCACACTGAAATCGTTCAATAAATTCTGTTGGCATTCTGTGGACACAACCCCCAAACAAACACTACCTTAACCACTACACAACTTGTTGGGGTACTAATCCCCTGATTCCACGCAAAGAAAAAGGCCCCCGAAGGAGCCTAGATCTGGTTTATGTCTTGCGGCTTTGTCGTTCTTCGAAGAGAGCGTAGACATCCCCGGCTGGCACCATGACCTCTTCCAACGGGCTGTCTAGCTTTAGGTGGTGATTTGCACTGTTGCAAATATCCAAGGCTTCAGAGGGTTCGTAGAGACCTGCCATATGCACGTCTGAGGTGTACCCCTGAGAATTTGGCCTCCACCACATTCCTCTTGAGACACTCAATATGAGATATCGGTTCATCTATACACCCTCAACCAAGGCCTTAGCCCCAACCGGGTAGTATTCTTTAAGGTACCCATAAACTTGTTCTGCTACCAGCCGTGCCTCGTACTGCGCCTCGGGGTGAAGACGTAGGGTACACATTTTGGCAAATGCCCCCAGTGTTCCGCTCCAAGTAAATTCTGTCATTGTCGATTGAGGTAGTAACATACGCGCTTGTTCCGGTGCCACGCCATTTTCCAAAGCTTGA